TTGATCGCGTCTTTGTTCATATCACCGAACTGTTCCATCGCAATCCCAGCCGAACCGAATTCCTTCGTTAGCTGTTGCAATGCATCGGTTGATACCCCTGATTTTTTCGAAACCTCGTCGAGTTTGGTAGCTTCTTCCGCAGAGGACATCAAAAGGGTAAGGCCAGCAGCAGCCACACCAGCAGCCGCACCGATCCCCATTAGAGCCGGGTTCAGGGATCCTTTCATCCCGTTACCCAGCGATCCCAGAATCCCGTTTAAACTCGTTGCCTGACCGCTTAACCCATCTAGTAAAGCTTCGGCCTTCTTAACACCGTTAGCGACACCGCCGATATCAGCGGTGAGCGATAGCGTATGTCTGTTATCGTTTGCCATTCTTCGCCCCTTTGGGTTTTAATGCTTTTGCGCGGTCTTCTGGCGAGAGCATGTTTAATATTTCGTCTTGTTGTTTTTTAAGTTTTAACGCTTTTTCTTTTTCAATTTGTTCCGGCGTTTTGAAAATGGTTTCATCACGGATTAATTTGAAATCGGATGATTTCATTTTGCGCAACCCTTCTTTACTCATATTTCCAGATGCCGCGTAAATTGTGCTGTGTAACCGTGCAAACATCGCATCGATAACATCTATTCCCGATGGTTCAATGAATCGGTCGAATAGTTCCAGTGATCGGAACAATGGCATCGGCATCAACTGAATTTCGGAATATGAAAATCCTTTTTTGATCATGTTCCGCAGCATGAATTTTAAGTAGGGGTTGCTTCGGACTTTTTTTCGAATACTGCCGGATCAAGAGAAAGGGTTACTTGTGCGATACTACCGATCAGAACCTGGCGAACCTGGACAACAAGATTTTTGACCTGATCAATATCAGTGAACAATTGTTTGCCGTCTTTGGTTAAGGTACACGCAAGAATAGTTTGTTCATCGCGCAAGCCTTTATCATCGTTGGTGATGTGTTTGTGGTATTCCGCAACGGTCATCGGACGAACATAAAAGTTATATTTGCCGAATTCAACAGGTTTATTTTCAACTGTCAAATCCTTAATCATTTGATCGAATTCATTCATGGTTTCATTTCCTAAGTTAGTTTGTTTTATTTAGGAAATAAAAAAGCCGCCCCTTTTGAGGACGGCTTATTTTTATGGAGCAGTAACGGTTACGGTACATTCGTTAGAGGATACAGTCTGGCCCATACCATCGGTAACTGTTACTTTTCGAACATGAGTACCCACAGGAGAACCCATCAGATCCAGCGTAGTGGTACTAGAGCCGATCTGGGTTAACTGACCATCTTTGTACCAGCGGTAAGAGTACGGAGGATAACCGCCCGTAATCTGGAATTCGAGTTCAACAGAATCGGTCTGTTTCATACTGATAGTTGCCGGGAAATCTTTCAGAACAGAAATCGGATTCATAATACCGCTATCAGAATTGGTCAGATCCAGAATGCCTTTCGCAACAATTTTATCGATTGCAACGGTAAAGGTTCGGGTTACAACAGCTTCGGCATCGCCCGCCATAGTATCAGAGGCCAGGAAACCGTTAATCAGGAACGAAACACCGTAATCACGATCAGTATCTACCCAATAGGTAATACGAAGCTGAACACGGTTAGTACCTTCCGCAGTAACGATCAGACGTTCGTGGATAATATTACCGGGAATATAGTTAATAGCTAATGAAGTATCGCCGTAAGAACGACGACCGATCAAAGTACGATCATCTGGACTTGAAAAGCTGGGTACTTTAATCGAATTTCGGGTAATTGAAATTTCAGGGAAAGTTGCGATTTCTGGAATGTCAACAAAACCCATACCGTTCAAGGATGTATTTGTTAAGTCGTTGCCGATTGCAACACTGATATTACCACCAGTGAAAATATCTTGAGTTTTCATATTTTTTAAAACCTTATATTGAAGGGTAAGCCGGATCATTTAATCCGGCTTGTATGTTCTATTTATGTTTTATTTTAAATGAGTTCAGAACGTTGTTTTCTGAGTTCTAAAAGGCGCTGTTCGTCTTCATCGGTTGCGGTTCCGAATTCAATCTTGTCTTTGAGCGCGTCAATTTGATTACTCAAATAACGGAAGTTGGTTTCATCATCTACAACCGGAGCAGGCGCTTTAAAAGTTTGGATAGCGGGAGCATCGTCAATATTAGCAATTAACCGTGTTCCCATATGTGCGCGAATACGAGCTTCGATGTGATTATATAAATGACCACCTTCCCATACCGATCCCCACACGTTACCGTTGTTCTCCAGGAAAGTAGAACCGCCGTTAGCGTAAACAGCACCAGAAGAAGTAATAGAGGCGCAACTCATATTACCACCACCGTTGAACAGAAACGCCTGATTACCTACGAGTAAACGAACCAGAGCATTAGATTCAATATCGCCCTGCATATGAACATCCATAGCGGCGATATGAGCACGACCCCATTTAGTCGCTTTCCACACGTTATACGCTGATGTGTTTGCGTTTGGACAATCAATCTGTACGCCGGAAGAACGTTTCCGCCAATCAACATGACCACCACCGTCAACAACACCACGGATTAACGCTTTTTCTTCACCATAAGCACCTTCACCAATACGGATCATCCCGGTTCCACCTTCACCGAAATAGAACGACCTGCCGTTGGATCGAATACTAAACACTTTATCAGCGCCAGCAAAAATAACAGCTTTTTCGACACCCGCACTAGTATTAAACCAAACGTGTGAGTTACCGTCACCGTTAGTATATAATGAACCCGTTGATGCAGTAATACCCCCGGAACAAGTAATACCAGTTGCTGTTAATGCTTTAGCGTTGGTTGCACCGTTTAAAGTTGTTATTCCTGCAACGGTTAAATTATTCGAAGCAGTTAATGCACCCGAAACGGTTGTTGCCCCTACTAATGTTGAAGAACCACCAACACGCAAACCGCCAGTAGTAATATTAACCAATCCTGTTTCAGACTCTAAGCGAATATTAGCTTTGGTAACATCAGCACCATCACGAACATACAAAGAAGTATATGTGTGTCCGTTAGTTAAGATCTGAGATTCCAGACGTGAACGAATTTTTTCTACACCAGCGCGATCCTCGTAGAAGTTGACCAGACCTGTATATTGTGTGGTAGTTGGTAACGCAACCGTTGTGTCTACTGCCGTATTTTTAAAGGTTAAAGCACCGACTCCATTTTTTCGAATGGTGATGTTATTAGTTAAAGTACCACCAGTTAACGGCAAATAAGCAGTATCCAGACTCGCACCGACTAATTTACCCGCAGAGTTCACTAACTGGCCTGTTCCTTTCCAGGTCATCGGGGCTTCTAATCGAACCGTATTTGTATACGCTTTCATATTCGCGTTGGTAAAGCCCAGATAGATATCGCCACCAACAGCATCATCATCGGTTTTCTTACTAGCGGATAATGATGTATTCCCGTTGTAATGGTCACGAAGAATAAGACAATCCCTGGACATATAGATACCAGCCGCAGCCGTTTGGTGCATACGAATATTCTGGGTTGTCTTCATGTTGAAATCAGTTAACGTCGTACCAGGTGTTGCTATTGATAACGAACTATTATTAGCAATCAGCCTAATATTATAATCAACGTTTGTTCCTGATGTATGGAAATCAATAAACGGTGTACCCGCAGTTGACAATGAACCTAACTCGATCCCTGCATTCGGGCTGTTCATAGACAGACTACCTGTCACAGTAGCACTACCGTTAATCGTAGCGCTTGATGCGGTCAACGCACCCGTTGTAGTAGTTCCTAGTGTGGTTGTCCCCGCTTTAAATGTTCCGGTTGCGATAGCGGTTTCGCCAGTATCGCTATTCATCGTTAATCGGTTAGTAACTGTTCCTGTACTAGCGCGAGCATCCAAATACAAAATAGCCCCGCCCGTAGTTAGTACGGTAGATGACAATTGGCCTCGAACCTGACCGCCATAAGGATCAGTAGTTTGTGAACCCTCTTGAAAAGCAATATGCCCTAACGATTGGTTAGCCGTTGGTAATGTCGCCTGACTAATTATATCCGTTTTGATAATGCGGAAATAAGGCGAGTTAACACCGTCAGCACGTTGAACAGAACCGCGATACCCTGCCACTAATTCTCTCGCTTCGATAATCTTCGTAGATGTGATATTCGAGTTACTTGTTAATGCCCCGGTCATCGCACCGCCAGCAGCAGGCAACGCACCAACGTTAGCAGCAGGGATCGCAATATCAGCGGAACCGTCGAAATTCACTCCAGCAATTTTTCGAGGCGTTTGCAGTTTTACAGCGTTAGTGATCGCAGTACCGACCTTAATATATTTTGCGTCGAAATTATCGTAGTTAGCTAATTCAATCGAGGCCGCTTTTACCTTCGTTGCGGTCGTGATATCACCAGTAGTAGTAACAGTTGATGCGGTAATTGCCGCTGTCTCTAATGATCCAGCGGTCAGTTTACCCGTGGACGTAACCGTAGCCGCTTTCACGTTGCCAGTTGCCACCAGTGAAGAACCGGTAATTGCCCCTGTCTCAACAGAACCAGATTTCATCTTGCCAGTAGTTGTTACCGTAGCCCCTTTTACGTCGCCAGTAGCAACGATAGCCCCGGTATCGAGTGAACCCGATGTTACCTTGCCCGTTACTACTGCGTTACCGCCAGCACTAATCGAACCCGGAGACTGTAACGAAGCAACTGTTGCAACACCCGTAGCGTTTAGCGTGGTTGATTCAAGAGCACCCGTTTTAGTTTCACCCAGCGTCGTTTTGCCAGTAACGGTTAAAGTGCCTGTAGTGGTCTGGTTGCCAGAGACTGCTACGGAAGTAGCCGTAATCGCTCCTGTATCGAGCGTAGCGCTCTTTACCTTGCCAGTGGTTGAAGTGATATCACCAGAAACGGTTAACGTGCCTGTGTTGGTCTGGTTGCCCGAAATCGTTACTGTACCGCCTGAGATCGTAGCGCCTTTCTTCGCCTCTAAACGGTCTTCGATAATTGGATCATTGCCTAACTGGACGATTGCGCCGGAATCATTACCAACGTAAATCTTGCGGTCTGTTAAGTTGATCCCGATCTCACCACTTTCTAAGCCTGTAGGTTTTCGACCTGCAACCGAGGATCTTTTAAATTTAATCTTTGCCATAAAAATACCCGTATATGGAATGTATACGGGTATTTATCGAGAGTTAAAAAGTGCCTAAGTCGATTGTGTCGTTGATATTAATTGCCGAGATATCAGCAGGAGTCGGTTTAAAGCCCTGGTGATAAACTTGCCAATCTTTATATTTCGGCGCGGTATCGGTTGACTGAGTAGCGTCCTGACGGAAAATTAACGCACTGTTCCGGTTAATACCGATAAATTCATCAGCTTTTAATTTCCCGGTAGGTGGAGTAATAACTTGTCTCCACAGCATCGAATAGCCGCCTTCGTTCGATACACAAAATCTATGCTGTTCGCCCGTGTTTGCGTCGGCGGAATACGTACCACTAACAAGGCTACGACCTGCCGGAACAGTTAACGCCCCTGTCATGGTATCGCCTGATTTGTTCACCGCATTAAGAGCCGCCGGAGTCGGTTTGTTAAGTGGCGAGTAAACCAGTTCTCCGCGATCTTTTAACGTGATTGCTGCGTTAATGTTATCAACTTCGATAAAGCCTTTACCGCCTGAGTTCCACAACGCAGCGATGTTAAGAGCCGTACCTGTGTTCGAAGTGGTCTGAATGTATCGTTTTGTCGCTGGATCGCTTGTTCCTGATGCCGGGGCGAAACGGAAAGCAGCCGAACGAAGTTCAGGAGCGTACAAAGCCCCGGTCATTGTCTCCCCGGTTTTACTGACAGCGCCGATATCAGCCGGAGTCGGTTTCTCCTGATCTGTGTAGGCTTTCGCCCACGCTTGCTGATCAGGAGAAAGGATTTCCTGACACGGATCAGCGGTTTGCCCGAAGCGTTAACAACCATCTGCCAGCCCTGTTCGTCGTTCCCCTGAACGGCAACACCACCAGTATCAACACCGAACGGGTTTTGATCACTTGAACCAGGGAAGGTAACGAATCGGTTTCCTGATAATTTCTGCCAGTCGATAACGCCCGGATAATGTGAAGTACCCGCCCCGATACCGTAATCCCCAGTGACCAGCGGATCCCCTTTTCGCGCAATGCCGGATTCGTACATATCGGTGATCGCAAGGGTATACGTTTTCTGGACAGTAGCGTCTATCTCACCAGTGGTACTCTCACCTACTACATGAGCGTCGAAGATTTTGTAATAGCCG